ATGTTATTAATTAAGAAATCAACATCTGAATCTTTACCTGTTTTTCTAATGTTTTCATAAATTGTATGTAAAGTGTTCAAAGTTTTATTTTCTTTGATTGTTTCTGAATACTTCTTAATAATATTTCTACCTTCTTTGCTTTCAAACAATGCTGGAGCGAGATTTTCAAAACATTCTTTAATGTAACCAAAAGAACTTTCTGACAATTCAATTCCTTTGTTTAACATTTTAATTCTTTCAGAACGTTTGTCACATGCTTCGTTCATTTCTTTTCTATATTGTTCAACAGCATCAAGTGATTTTAAACTGTTTATATATTCTTTACTCATAACTACATATTTTATTTATAAATAGTTTATTCATCGTCATCTTTCTCTAATTCGTTGTAAAAATCTTCATCAAATTCATTTTCTGTATATCCACTATCATCTAAAGTTTTTTCATCATTAAATTCATTTTCTTCAATAATATTATTAATCTTGTCAAAAATGTCATTAACTTTTTCATTGATGGTTACATTTTTACCTTCGAAATCTTCAATTTCACTAATGAAATCAGGTTCATTTTCAATTGCTTCTGTTAATCTTTCAAAATATCTTTCGGTAAATGATTTTACTTTTTGTTTTGAAGTTTCGTTCAATTTAGATTTATTGGTGTTTCTTGATTCAACAGGGTTAACTGGACCACCATTATCAGCAGCAGGTGCTTGTGACATATCTAATGATGCTTCATTACCACTCATATCACTCATACCTTCAGTTCCTGCTCCACCAAGCGAATCCATATTCAATGAACCGCCATCGAAGCCACCGCCACCCATACCGCCTGGTGCTCCACCACCACCAAGTGGGTCTTCACCTTGTTGTTGCATTTGGTTGTTTTGAGGATTATTCATTGCATTAAAATCGCCATAGATTCTATCAACACTATCAAAGATACCTGTCTGTTTAATAATGTTTGCCGTTTGTTGTAATTCAGCAGCCATTGCTTTTTCAAGACGAATTTCAAGCAACATATCTTTAATTTCAGAATCACTCATCTTCATGATTTTCTTTAATGCCATGTGAAGTGACATAAGAGGAATACCAGTACCTGGGTCTGCAATAGCAGCAGTTGCTGTTTGAATTCGTTTGGTTATATCTTCTAATTCAAGTGCTTCAATTTGTGCAGAAGGATTGTTCATTGCAAGAGTGAAATTGGTAATTTCATCATCAAGACCCATGAAATGTAAGTGAATCATAGCAATCTTATTAAGTTCCATTAATAAGAATTGTTGAATTGAATTAACCATACGTGAGAATCTAATATCCAATAATGAAAGATTTTGTCCTTTACCCTGTGCTTCTTGGAAGTTAAGGAATGTTTTAGGAACACGTAATGCAGCAAAAACTTTATTCTGCATATAGTTAATATCATCCATCTGTGTTTGATTCTGTGCACTCTGTAAGTTTTCAATAGGAGTTGGTGCTGAAGGGTCTCTAACAGGAATGAAATAATCACTTGATACATCAAGGAAATTCTTTCTTAAATCAACTTGACCTGTTGCTGGGTCAATGATAGGTGTTCTCTTGAAATTATCAGCAAATTCTTGAATAAATGCAGGAACATCTTGGTCATCAATAGCACCAACATATACTTTAAATACACGTCTTTCAACACTCTTATCAAGACGATAAATAAGCATTGCGTCTTCCATCATGCTCCACATTCTCCAAGCACGTCTTGCTTTGTGAAGATGTGAAACACCATAAGGTAAGAATAATGAGTTTTTAAGTAATCTAAAGTGTGCTACCTGCCAGTTTCTATAACCACCAAGTCCTTCATTATGCCCAACCCAAATAAATCTTGTTTCATCAGGTTTAATTTCACTTACTTGATTATATACGGTACTACCAGCATATGTATATCCATTCTCTATTCTATCCATTTCATAAACAGGTAACTCTTTCCAACCTAAAACACCGTTGTTTTGGTCTACGTTTAATAACATGAATTCGTTACCGTATTTAACCATACTTCTTGCTACCATAGGTAACATTACATGTATGTTTAATCTGTTATAGAATAAATCTTCAAGAATTGCTTTGATTCTCTTTGATTTTGATTTAACATGAAGCATTTTTCCTTCAGAATCAAATGAACATGCTTCTTCTTGTATAATATCAAGAGCAGCACCGATTTCAGGCATTTCATCCATTAAATCAGCGTCTCTATACATTAACTTTACGGCTGTATAACCAGCAAGACTTTCAAGTGCATTATCTGCACCTGCTTTTGCCCATTGATAAGATAAAAACTTTTGCTGTTTATATTGCTGTAATTTTCTTTCGTAATCGTTTCTATTATTTGTAGAATAAAGTACTCTGTTTGTCGTTACATCAGCAGTTGGTGGTAACTTCTGTATATCAGGAGAAACACTACTACCAAAAATAACATTTCCTAAATTCTGAAATATTGTATGTCTTTTATCAGCCATAATTTCTAGTTTTATTATTTATAAATAGTTGTTTTTTTACATAATTTTCCGCTATTAAAATAAAGAAAATCAGCCATAAAGTAAATAATAATCAAAAATAAAGAAAAATTGACAGATTATTGTTCATCTGTCAATTTTTGTCTTTCTTTATAACATTCAAAACAACCTAATCCATTTAAATGATAATATACCGATTGATAAAATAAACCGTGTTTTTCACATATTATAGGAATGTTATTATATGGCTTTAAATCTATACTTTCTGATACACTTCTATAATCGTATTTTTTATCATAAACTTTGTTTGCCTTTTCTATAAATTCTTTTTTTGTCATAATTAACTAATTGTATAAATCTTAAGTGGTGTATATTTTTGAATATTAACCATGTTTTCCATCATGTTAGCATTTTCTTTCATTACATTTTCGGGTCTCAATCTTTCAAGACGTTTATTCAATGTTTCCATTGTTTTATCATATTCGTCTTTACCTTGTTGAATTAACATTTGATAATCCATAGTCATTTCTGCTTGTGGAATATTTACTTTACCACTAAATTTACCACGAATTAAACCAAGCATTTCTTTTGCTTTTGCTACAAACAATTTTCTCACAATTGTTTTAGTTGGGTTATTTAAAAATGCATATTCAATAGAACCGATTTCAACCTGGTCTGGTCTTAATATTACATCATCAGCATGGAATCTTGCGCATTCATCTTCTTCTTCAGGTGTTGCTGTATCGTAATATGTATACCAAACAGCACAATTAACCAATCCATAAACATTATTCTGTAAACCTGCAAAACCAAATGATAATCTACTACCAGGGGTTGACATTAAATGAACTAAGTGTGTTCCGTCAGGACCTGCGGTAACTTTATATACTAAGTCACTACTAAACAATGTACGTTTAAAGTTTAAGTCTGCTGCTGTATAAGCAATATCAGAAACCTGTGTTGTGTAGAAACCACTTCCCCTACCGTAACCAGCTGGGAAACCAATTGGTCCTAACCCAGGCATAACACCAATACCAGCACCAACCATACTATTACCAAATATTGCGGTATCAGTCATAGATGGATTAACCCACATTACTTTATTTATCGTTCTGCCAGAAGGAATAACATATACTTGTTTTCCTTCTTCAATCATAAAGAAGTCTTTTTTAAGTTCCCAAGGACCTTCTTGTTGTAAACCTACTTGTTTAGAAAACCAATATGAATAATCTTTTGTTAAATCAAGTGTTCTAAACATGAAACCTTGCATTAATGCTGTACTATCAGCAGCACCTTTTCCATAAAATGAAATCCAATTATTGTCAATAATTTCATTTTGAACCCTTTCAGCATAATCATCAATGGAAAATTTAAGTGCATCACAAAGTTGGTCATCCGTAAGTTCTACAGAACGAACAGGTGCACCTAAAATACGTCTTACTGATTTAAAAAGTTCTTGTATTTCGTTAGTTATCTTCATTTCTTATATATTTTATATATAAATAGTTTAATTTAGACTAATAACCATCTATAACTATCAATAATTGTATTTCCAACTTTTTGTATTGTTCTATTATTATAAATTGGTAAATAAGATTTTTTAGGTGCTGCGCTTAATTCTTCATTTCTATTTGGTCTATTGTATGTATTCTGAATATTTTGTGCACAATTAATCCATGCTCTTAAGAAAGTAGCATCTCTTTCTTTTGCTCTTTCCAAATCCCCTAAATGGAATTTTGCAACAAAATAACCCATAGCCAAACAAGTTAATGTATCGTCATGGCAACCGTCTTGGTGGTCTTGTCTACCATTTTTGAAAATCCATGTGTCAAGTTCAGAAATAACTCTTTTACTTCTAATCTTAATTTCATTTGTTTTAACAGCATTGGCAAAATGACTTAACATTTGGAAACGAACAGCATTACTGTGGAAACCAGGAAGTTTACCATCGTTTGTTGGTTGTAACGTTGATTGTTCTCTTTGAATTGTATATTTGTTAAGATTTGGGTCATCATAATACATATTTTTGTATTGTAATCTCATAAGTGCTAAAATGGTAGCATCACCATAACCACCGATAGATTCAACAACACAATATGCATCACCGTATAACACACCGTACCAATAAGCAATTTCACCTAAATCATCACCTGTAATTTTACCGTTATATTCAAGAACTTGTTCAATACATGGTAAACCCTTTTCATCAGTACCATCTAAATCAAAGATTTCAAGTGCTGAACGGTCATCACTATCACCACGTGAACAGTCAATAGACATAATATATCTATGTTCTGAAATAGGTGGTTTCCAGACCCAAGTATCATCCAAATGGAACATATCACCATCTTCTTTTTTATCCAATGGTTTTCTCATATTTAAATGCTCTTGCATTTCAATATATTCA